CACTGGACCCGGCTCATTAAAATCCAGCGTCACGCCCTTGCCAGCGTTCCTGAACACGCGAACCGGTGCGCCGCTGGAAATCTTCTGAAGAGCGTTGTCGAGCGCCTTCTCAGAAGACGCGTCTATCGTGACATCCTGGTCAACCTTGATGGTGTACTTAGGCGATGATCCGCGCTCGTCAGGCGTTCCAACTATCGATTTAGCGAACGCGATGATGTCCCCAGTATCGCGATCAATCATGCCATCCACCTTGCGATCCTGGAACGGGAAGGTGCGTGAGGTTACAGGAGCGACTGGTGCGGCAGCAGGAGTAGGGGTAGCAGGCGCAACCGGGGTTTCTGCCGGCGTAGCTGGAACCTCAGCTGGCGTAGCAGCGAACGCTGGTTGCACCCCAGCAGTCGTGTCAATTTTGACCCATCCGTTTACCTCATCGAACTGGAACCCAGCATTTTGCAGCTGGCGAATACGGCGAACATAATCCTCGAAACGGGTTATTTCTTCTTCATTGAGAATATCGGTAGCATCACCCTCTCCGATAGCATTAACCATTGCAAGGTACTCCTGCGTATCCTCAATGCTTAGCGGCTGGACTTCGGTGGGAGCGGCGGGAGTTGACGTTTCAGAGGCAGCAACCGTCTCGGGCGCAACAGCAGTAACCTCGACCGGAGTCTCCTCATCAACAACATCCGTCTCCAGAGCTATGTCTGGAATCTTGGCTTCTTCCCCAGGAGCGCCACCGGTCACGGTCGGCGGAACGATGTTAATCGGCCCGGAAGGAGCGCCGCCTGAGTTGATGCCGGCGAGAGTGGCTGTCGCGTTGGGGAGGAGTTCCGCGTTATTTCCTCCGACTGAGGAGCGCGCAGCTGGGTCTTCGTTAAGGAGGTCCAGAATGCTTCCTGGCTCAGGTTCCGTAAACGGCTGCCCTGCGACTATCCTGTTATTGATTTCGTTGATCTGTTGATCCGAAAGCGGTCCTTCAGCCAATCTGGTGTCTCGGAATTCCTGAAGCCTATCCAGTCGATTCTTCCGCAACTTGGATCCAAGCAACGCCAAAGGAATCGAGGTAATGGCTCCAACGGTTCCACCAACCCCAGATGCGTCCAGAACTCCGGCCGTGAACTCTGCCTCTGGATTGTAAGCCATCTCACTGACGTTTCCACCTACCTGTTCCAGTCCCTCTTGGGCAAATTCCCCGACTGTAGGCTTCACGCCCTGCTTGGCGAAATACCCGGCAAGCTTCTTGGTGTTCTCAACAGTCTGTCCAGCGGCGAGCTTGGGGATAAGTTTTCCGCCACCCTGGGTGATTTGCTTGAGACCAGGAACTACGCCTAGGAATCGCTCGGTTGCATAACCCAGCGGTGCGTTGAGTCCGAACTGAAGCGCCTGTTGGTACTTCTTCTCCTCCTGCAACCGGCTTGCCTCAGCGCCATTTCCAGCTGCCATCGCCTCCGCGATCTTGTTGTCGTAGAAACGCCCCGCTTTTTCCGCAGCATCCTCAGCAGTGCTACCTGCGTAGATTGCTGGTCCGAGATAAGGGATGAACGAGGTTGCCGACGATCCGATTCCGGAACCCACCTGAGTAAGAAAATCCTGCTCACGCAATGGGCTGACCGGAAACATCTTCTCGGCGCCGCGTTGAAGGGACTCGCCCGCCTGATACAGACCTGTCTGCTCAACTGGAACAGGTGCAGGTTTCTCGACTGGTGTAACAGTTTCTGGACCAAGGAAAGTCGATTCGGCTTGCTGCCAAATTGGAATTCCCGTTTCAGGGTTTACATCGGGAGGCTGAAGCCAATCGGTGAGGCGCGCCGCCGCTTTCATGGCTTTGCCGATTGTACGTGGAGGCTCACGCACTGTCGCTGCGCCAGCGGCCCCTAAAGCACCCTGCTTAGACTGCTCGTAGAAATTCCTCGTTGCTTCCAGGACCGCATCGTCACTGAGGTCGTCCGGAAACGAGAGGCGAGCTACATCTGGAATCTCAACGATGCGTGGCATAAGCGTTACCGAGACGGTATCCAGTTCAGTGTCGATTTATCAAAGGTGAAGTTCGGAAGTGTGGGCGCTGCGTTGGTAGCGCCGGTGGCAGACGCTCCGCCAGGCGGCTGCGTCGCTTCCCACGCGGCAAACGCTTCATCGGTCAGCTTGCGGGTCGCAACGACTTTTCCCATTTCATCGAGAATGTTGACCGTGTTCGGCCGATCGGCCTTAACCACCTGGGTTTTTGGTAATTTCCGAAAGTACGTATCAGGCCCGATCTTGATCGCCTCCATTCCAACCGGAGGTTTGACTTCAATCGTTCGGTCTGGTGCCTGAGCCAAAGTTTCTGGAGTGACTTGCCCCGGCGACCTGCCCGCCAAAATATCCAAAGTCGTCTCTTCGGCTGGCATACCTCCTGTAGGCCCAAGCATCATGTCGCGCTGGTCGCCAGCAATGTAGTTATTAACAGCATCTGGAAGTGCCCCAGTGCGGGCGCCACCTGGAATCAGCCCCTGCGAAGCCATGATGCGTTTGAACTGAAAATCATCTTGGGTCTTCTGGATGATCCCTTTGGTCTTTCCTCGCAGGTAAGACTTGGATTTTCGATCTTCTTCAGAAAGCGTTACATCAGGAAGTGGTGCTCCCATTGTTTCTGCAAACCCAACCGTTTCAAGCAACTGATCCTTATCTCCGCCTTCAGCCTGCGCTGTGGCCGAACCGACAATGTCAATTTCTCCTTCGGGAGTTCGTTTTAAGAACCTGCCGAACTTGGTCGCCAGTCCCTCTTCGCGAAGTTTTGCGTTCAGCACCGCCGCCTCCCGCCGCTGCTCAACCAAATCCTGGTAATACTGCCCTCGCACCCGCGCCTCTTCCTGGCGCTGCGCAATGGCTTCCTCACGCGCCTGGCGCTGATTCGCCAGCTGCACGCCTTGAAGGTACGACTGCCCGATGTTTTCGAGTCCTGAGAAGGGGTTTGCCATAAAATTAGCCCATGAGCTTGCGTTGAGTGGAGACCAGATCGCTTTCGCCACCGCTACCGGCGCGACTCTGCGCTCCCAGCTGCGCAAATCCAAGGTTCGTCAATCCGGATCCAAGTGATCCAAATGCTTGCCCGGCAATTCCAGTTGCGCTCGGCATACCTGCAACACCAAGGAGCGCCTGCTGTTGTGCGCTGCGTTCACCACCGCGCAATGCGGCAATCTGCTGTGGCGTGAACTCGTAGTTTGCCAGCGGAGCCAGTGGTGTGGTTCCAAGGATGTTGGCGAACTGTTGTTCACCAAGTCTTGCGGCGTCATAGGAGCCTCGACCTAGGTCTCGAAGAACCAAGTTTCTTCCAGCTGCGCTTCCGGCAAACCCCTTTTCAAGAGCTTGGCCCGCCGCTCTGCGTTGAATTTGCGCCGCGACATCAGGCGGGAGTTCACCGCGAAGGAGTGCTAGCGCGTTCTGAGTGCGCTGTGCTTGGCCTTCTTGATAACCAGGAATCTGGATGCCAAGCGACTCCAACAGCTGGGCGCGGTTGAACGCGTTGCGCTCGGCCTCCATCTCGCGAGCGCGGGGAGCATTCAAGGAGGACTCTCCAAGAACGGACCCGATGTTAATGCCAGGAAGATTTGCGGCGTCACGCGCTTGTTTGCGTGCGGCGCTCGCAGACGATGCCTGCATTCCTGCGCCCGCCGCTGATCCGACGAGCCCAACTCCTATTGCTGTTCCTACCCAAGACATAGTAAGTATTTGTTGTCCCTCATGTAAGTGAGGTCGTTGCGTATCTCTTCGTGATTTTTTTTGTTCAGCGGGTTGGGATGAACAGTCACCCAAACCGTGTCCTCTTGAATCAAAATCGCCCTTCGCGTCTGCGGCAGGGTAATTCCGTACATCGGCGCCGTGTAGGTCACAAGTCCCTCGGTTTCACTGATCACCGTGAGCTTTCCTTGAAGCAGGAAAAACGGGTGATCGAACTTGTGAATACGACTGGTGATGATTGATCCAGCTGGCGCAAAGATTTCCCGCACGTACAACCCCTCTGGGTAAGTATGGTTGAGCGGGCACTCGATCTGCGGCTTGTCCGAGACAAACGCTTCCCAACGATCCAGTCGATCGTCGAGCGGAACGTCTGCGTCAGTCAGAAATTCCAACCACGTCACCGGCTGCACTACAACTGGAAGCTCTTCGGTCATCAGATAAATCCACCGAAAATGAATTCAGTCTTGGCCGATCCGAACGGCTGCACGTTGATCACGCTGCGCTCGTTGGGGCTGTAGGCCTCGAGTTCGTTTCGCAAGCTCCGCAGGGACAACTGGATCTCGCGCTCAGCCTCGGTGTATTGATTCCGGTCCTCCTTCTGGATGGCCTTCATCATGTGCTTGATCGCCTGGAGATTGCCGATGAACAGCCAATCGGAGTCAACGATGGCCGGGATGAACTCCAGACGCACGATCGCCTCGACTACCGTGTTGGTGCATTCCTCATCTGGAGGTACGCATCCGTCGCCGTGGTCGATGCAGTCATTTTCCGCTTGCGCGTTGCAGCCGGAGGTTCCGCCGCAAACCTCGGGCATCCCGATCAGGTACGTGCGACGGTACTCAGGGTTTTCTTCGCTGGGACCCCAGAGTGCGACTTCCGTGGTCACAGTACCGTTGTAGGTCGAAATGCGCAGCCTTCCCTGCGTCAACGGCTTCTGGGCGCCGGTGAGTCCAGGCTTCTTGAACTGCTTCGTTGTCCGGACAAACGGAGTGATGTTGGGGTTTGGCAGAGTGACGTATTCACCCCACACATACTCGCCGGAAACGGTGTCGTAGGTCCGAATGGCCTCATTGGTTACCGGATCAATCCCTTGAAGCAGGACACGTTTGCCAGCATCAGCTGCTAGCTCTGGTGCCACCTGAAAATAGCAGGTCTCGATCGAATCCCGATACTGCGTGACCATACCGCGATCCAGCAGCTGGTCTTGCTCGCAGCCCTCACGGCCGCAACCAGTGCGCGGCGCCCGTTCGTCGGTCTGGAACTCGTACCACTGGTTCTGGATCGGGATGTTGTACCCGCAGACGTTCATCGCCTCGATCGTCTTAACCTCGCGAGGCCAAGTAATGCAGCCGGCAGTGACGCAGATGCGCAACTTCTTGTATGTGCCCCACCACTTGCCCATGTCGGCAAGCCGCGCCTGAGCCTCGTTGAGCAGCTGGACGAAACGCTCGTCGCAGGTGGCCAGTCCGACTGCCTGCGCGATCGTGGAGTTCTTGGCTTGGGCGAGGGTTTTTCTCATGGCGGGGTGTAGAGAGGGTTGAGCGCGGTCGCGTAGACTTTGATGCCGTAGTCAGCGGGAACCATCAAAGCGGACACAAAGAAGAGTGTCGGAAAGAGATCGTTTGCCGGTGGAGCTAACGTCGGAAGCTGGCACCAAACATTGACGTTGCTGGCATTGGCAACGGTGAGAAAATTCGGAGCACCATTCGGAACGCCGCCCTGATGAACCATCATTGCAGCGTCAATTTCTTCTCCTGAGTACCAAGTGAAAACCTTTCCTGACGAACTGGTCCAAGCAACATTTCCGGCCGCAGTTCGCTTGATTACGGTGCGAACCATGAACGGAATGATTCCAAGTCCTGTCGAAGGATTTGAAAACCCATGAGGAAACAGTAACGCCGTGCCATCTGCTGGTATCGCTTGGATTGCCGACTCATACGTCAAAAACTGCCGCAAGCTCTGCCGAGTCAAGTCCCGCTTCTGCGTGATCAACTGGAAATTCACGCCATCAAACAGCACGGTAACTACCTGACCGACCAAGATGTCGTTGGCGGTCAACGCTGATAATCCGTCTTTGGTTATGGTCTTAGCTCCCTTTCCATCCACATTCAGCGTGCAAGCGCCAGCATTGGTGTGGTTTGCGAGGAAGGTGTAAATCTGGCCGGTTCGGTAAGCTGAAGCAGCGTTGGGGTAGGCCGGAGAATTGGTGACCGCATAGTTTCCACCTGCACCTGTTGCCGTGCCTGAAAACACCACTTCGCTGCTGGATCGAATCCACGCCAGATCGGTGGGATTTCCAGACCACTTCATCACGTCGATCGGTCGATCAGACGAATCGGTACGCAGCCAATAGAGTGCAGTGTTTCCGGGTGCGGTTTGCGATGTCACCCATTCCGCGCCGGTATTCAGGTTTCCAATCAGCGCGGCCGCGTAAGCGTCCAGGCGATCCTGTTCGCTCGCGTAGCATTGGGGAGGGGGAAGCTCTCCAGCTGTGATGTCAATCGTTGGCATGGCTAGATTCGGTAGCTGTAATCGTCTGGCTTACACGGGCCGGGGTCGCATTGAAGATCGAGACACCCTCCCGGGCAATCGAAATAGAAAAATTGATCCAGCGGCGCAACGCACCGGTCTGGCCGTCCAGCCAGGAACGTTGCTCCAAACCGTCCGCCGTTGTTGCGGACAAGATCTTGCCCGCTCAAACGACGCACGGTGTTGCACGTAATCTGGACATTGCTGACGTACCGGAAAAAGCTGCCGGTTGCCGATGTAAACGCCACGTCCGGGCCGACATTCGCGCAGGTGAACGTGGTTGGAGTCGGCGTTCCAGTAACGATGTTTTCGTCGTTGAAGCTGGTGTTGATGAAACCTTCGGTCGTCACGTGATCACCGATGGACAGGTGATGCGCCTTGTTCGTGGTGAACGTCGCGACGTTTGATGTCCGCTGGTAGGCGATGGGCAGCATTTCCCAGTTGAATTTTACCGGGGTGTTGATGCCAACGAATCCGCCGCTGGATGAAACGACAGCGCCGGGATTGGCGACTGTGAACTGATTTGCGGCTGGAACGGTAAGAACCGTAAAAACCCCATTGAATGTTCCGTCAGCAACGCCAACTACGGAAACCTCCATTCCCACCTGAAGCTCATGCGCAGACGCCGTCGTAAACGTCGAGATGCCGCTGCCGTTTCTCGATGCGCCTGCCGGAGATGCTGACGGAGGGTTGATCGGAATCTGGTAGTCCGTCGGGTAGTACCACTTACTGCGATCAACGTCGTGATTCAGGACAATAAACGCAGCGTCGAGCGGATCGAAAGCCGTCTGGTAATACCAAGTTCCCGGCCCTTGAAGTAACACGTCATTGTTTTCAACAACCATGTCGCGGTGTGCTGAAATCAATGTGGAATACGGATTCGGATTCGCTGTCAACGGCCCGATCAACTCATACCAATCCTGCACGTTTAACGCTATGAACGCACAAATATCCAACGCTGAGTTGTTGTGGATGCGCGTTCCAAAGTGCTGGTACGAATCAACGTAGAAACAGGTTCCAGTAAACCCGTCGAAATTGTTGTAGCGAACCTCGGCGTTTAACGTCTCTCGAACGGTGATAGCATGAACCGGGCTCTGCTGGTTGACCTTGTTTGGCCCGCCGCGAACCTCGTTGCGCTCGAAGGTGCATCCAGCTGCAAGGATCCGCTGGCTGCGAAGCATTTCGACGCTTCCGTCGATGTAAGCTCCTGGGGAGATGTTGTTTCCAGCGATATTTGCAGTGAATCGGTAAGAATCTGGCGTTGATACGACCGTCAACGATCCAGAGAGCGCCAGATTTACAATACCGTATCCGGTCACCACGATTGCCGGAAAAACATCAACCCCCACCTGGGCAACAGTGAACGTCAAGTCATTGATTACGTTCACGACCGCAAAAGATCCGTCGAACGAGTTGTCGCTTACATCAACCGAAACGGTGTTTCCAGGTGCAAGGAAATGCTTTTGCGATGTTGTAAACGTAACGACATTCGATTGCCGCTGAGCAGAGACAATTCCAAAGACGTAGTTCCCCATCGTCACCGGCACCACGTCCCCAACCCGCAACGTGTGCTTCATGACGCAGGTGTAAGTCGCCACGCCAGCAGATCTGGAAACCACGTTGATCGGGTTCACAAGGCTCGAAAAGCCGCCGATCGCGCACTGGGTGTTGGCCTCTGCGTTGCCGGGATAGAGAACGCTTTGAATCGAGTTTCGGCCTTGGTATCCGAATTTGTTGTTGATCACCCTCGCACCCTGCGTCTCCGTGTTCACCGTCATCGGTAGGAACGAGAGGGCAATGAACGTCTCGGCATCTGCGATACCAACGCCGAAGTCGTAAAACTGGTTGTCACGGAACACCGCGTTTTCACCGCGATGATTGATTCCCGCAACCGTGTAGGAGGAGTTGACTCCTGCGGTCGTTTGCGCGGTGGCAAGAACGTCAGGGTAGTAGGTCGGAGAGTAGACGCGGCCGTTTTGCGCAGGCAGTGTTATCGGAGCGGTAACGCGAGAACAATAAAACTCCTGACCGCCAGGAAGGAATCCAGCCACGGTTTTTGTGCCATTGAAGGCTGGGTCCGTCATCCCGGTAATGACAACGCTATCACCGATCGTGAAACCAAAGTTCCAGTCTGGATGCTTTGTGTAAATGTCAGCAAAACCGTTGTTTCTACCGCCGATGATTACAGCACGAATATCGCGCTGGAAAGTGGACTGGGTTATGTTCTGAACATTTCCATACCCAGTGAATGACCCATCTGCAACACCGCCTGTTTTTACGTTTACAATGTACTGATTGATTTCGCTTACATTGGTGTACGGAGGTGGGACTATTGGCGGAGAATACGATGGAGTTGCCCCCGCAGTTATGAAATGCGGGTAGGCGGTCGTGTACGTGTTTACTCCAGCGGTCCTTGAAACGGATGAAATCGCGATGTCAGCGACCGAGTTGTTCGTGTAGTTACCGTCGAATGTGATGCCCTGAATCAGCGTGTTCTTGCAGTTGATCGAATCAACTGGTCTTCCCGGGTACGCTCCAACACCGCCAACCACGCCGCTGCCGGCATAATTGCCCAGCGTCTTGATCATCTGGATGTTGAATCCATAGGTATCAAGTCGCTTGGTTGACGTATGGTTTGCGAACTTCAGCGTCGTTTGCCCGATGCCTTTGCCGACAAACTCCACGTTGTCGATCGCGTTGCCGTAGCCGAGAACCAGAGATGAAGTGTAGCCGCCGCCGATCAGGTTGATCCAGCCGTCTTCCGTGACCAAACCAGTGTCAGGACCCGGAACCGCTGCCGTGAATCGGGTTGGGTTGATGATGGAAACAACCTGAAACCCAAGCTGGCTGACGCCTGTACCGTTGAAAGTTGAATCGGAAAACCCGTAAAGCGTGATCTTTTCGTTGGCAACAAGTCCATGCGGGGTGGACGTGTTGAATGTCGCCACGCCTCCAGTCCGGATTCGATTGATGATCTTCGCCCCCGGACTCGACCCCAGCAGAAACGTGCCTGCCGGGAAATCGCATCGACCAGCTGTGAGCAAGCATTCGTTGATCGCCCACGCGCTGTTTCGTAGCCCGCAGGGATCCGCTCCGTAATCAACTGGGTTTGAAGAGGGCATACTAGGCAGAGAGTAACGGGCAGGCCACTCGGCTGAGATCGCCGTAGATGTCCTCCTGGAGACGTTGGGCAACCATGGCAATTCGCTTCAAGCGAAACCTGCCGGTGTTCACATAACGCAGCTGGAATTCGTAGCCATCGCGAGTGAAACCGCCGGTCTGCACGTCGCACTTGTCGGGCGGTTGTGGCAGGGCAATGCGCGATCGGGCGGGCGGCTGGTAGTATTTGACCTCTTGGCAGTTGATCACCGCCGGCGGGCACGCAACCTCACCAGGCTCGCAGTTGCGGTACTTGGCGCAGTCTTTGATCTCTGCCCAGGGATGCCAGCACTCACCCTCGTTGGCCTTGAAGTAGACCTTGGCCTCGATGTTGCCCATGACCTGATCGTACCATTGCTCGGCACTCATCAGGCGCTTCTTGTTGGCGGGCTCGGCAAACGTGAGTGAGCGCGTTTCGATAATCCATTCGATCGGTGAATCATCAAACCCATCGAAATCAAACTGGCCAGTGCGGGTGACCTCGTAGAGGCCGATCTTTCCCTGATCCAGGCCGAAAACGAAGCATCTTTCTGAGTTCCTGACCCGAACCGTCAGCATCTGGAGAATGTCAGCACAGGTCCAGACACCCTCCCAAGCAGGAGGGAGCTTGCGGCCCATTCCGGAAACCAAGTCGAAATCCATGACCACCAGCCCTCGATGCACAACACCGCGACCGTTCACCTTCTGCGGCTGGATGGTCATCAGCATCCGGTTATCGAAGTTCACGGAGCTAGCAGCCTTCAGGTAAAACTCCGTGTCGTAGGCCAATGCCCGCACAACCTGCCGGCTGATAGGGGTGTTGCCCCATTCGGTGAAATCGCGCCTGGCGTAGATCAACGACCGAATGCCGTCCTGCGCACGAAATATCAGATCACCGTTCATTGGAACGATGGATTCGTGGTTGAACGAACCAAAGTTCAGCAATGCGAATCGCTGGATCGGATAACTGAGATCCTTCCAAACGTCGCGGTCAACTGGGGCTGCAAACGCGTAGGTGGCGGTCGGCGTGAAAACCAGCAGGTCGCCATCTCCCAGCGACGTGTCCAAGTTGGCGCCAAACGCCAGTCCGGTGATCGGGCCATTGGAGACGGCGAAGGCACCGCCCTCATTGAGGAATGTGTTCTCGGTAAATCGAATGACGGAGTTGCGGCCGTAGGCTGGATCTCCATAGACCAAGTCTCCACCGTAGTATTCCGATCCACTGGCCACCCAGAGGCGCCCTTTACCGTAAGCCATCGGGCCTCCGACTGGAACTTCTTCACCAGTGGCGCGCCGAAACGTCGTTCCGTCAAACAGGTACGGAGCGTTCAGTTGATCTTGAACAATCAACCAGTTTTCCGCCTGCTGGAAAAATACATGATCCGCGTTCGGGTTGTTGGCCTGCAACCAGTATCCAGTGAAACTCGGTCCCAGCAATGGTCCTGCATCAACGCCAGGGCTGTACGTTGTGAACGTCGTTGGCGTCGGCGTGTTTTGAATCACGAAGTCACCGAAAAAACCTTCAGGAAACGAAGCGCCAACGCGCTCAGGCAGCCGCACAACCATTCCCGGAAACAAACCATGTGGAACGGAGCAGGTGTAGGTTGCGATGTTGGCAACGCGCCCTCGAGTATCAACCGTGAATGTGCCACCTTGAGGTGTTTGGTCTGAGACGAGGAAATTATTTTCGATGTCGATGCGGAACATTTTTCCGCTGATCGAAGCGAACAGATACGGCGTGCCATCATCGTTCACATAGGCGCCGCAGCCCTGGAAATACCCAGTCTTGAATGCGTCTTGAACGGCCGCGTTGTAGTAACCCGAGTCAGTGACAACGGTCGGATCCGGGAACGTCAACCCTTTCAACCAGATCCCTGGCCGCGCCTTGGGAAAACCTCCACGGACAGTCGTATTCACCGCCCAAGCCAGTTGGTTGGGTTGAATCAATGACGGAGAGAACCCGCTATCTACACCCCCTTCAGAGGTGAGCAGGCCGTCAACCAAACGATTCTTTTCGGCGACCATGACGCTTGAACCCATTGAAAGGCCATCGCAGGATTCCCGCAAGATGAATGAAAGCCCCGATTACTTGTCCATACCGTGGCGTACAAAAGACCGCTTCCTGATCGAGGCTGAGATGGTGCGTCGTGGCGGGTACATTCACAACGCCGGCGTGAAGTACGGTCAGGGCAAGTATTACCACTTCCGCGCTGCCATGACGGCGCTGTGGCCGCACTTCGACTGGCATGAATGGTCGGAGCTTCTGATCCAAGCATTCGTCGAGAACCAAGAGGTCGGCATCATGGGGCCGGGTTCATCTGGCAAGACGTACAACTCCGCAGCGTTTGGGCTGTGTTCGTTCTACATCTGGCCGAAGGGCACCTCGATCATCATGTCGTCAACGACGCGTGAGGGTCTCCAGCTGCGAATCTGGGGCTCGATCAAAGAGCTTCACAACAAAGCCAAGGAACGTCGCGAGTGGCTCCCGGGCCGCGTGATTGAAAGCCGGTTCATCCTGACCAGTTCGGATGAAGATGCCGAAGCGCAGGACTTTCGAGACGGCATCATCGGTGTAGCGTGCAAGGTGGGCGGCACCTTTGTCGGCCTCTCGAACTACGTCGGATTGAAAAACGATCGCGTGATGTTGATCGCGGACGAAGCCTCGCTGATGGGGCGCGGTTTCTTGGATTCGGTGGCTAACCTTCGCAAGAACCCCGAGTTCAAGCTGATCGCGATGGGCAACCCCAAGGACCGCAATGATGCGCTTGGCGTGGTGTGCGAACCGCATCCGACATTCGGCGGCTGGGAGGGTCTCGAATACTTGGAGAAAACGCGCACCTGGAGAACGCGGGCGCCCGGTGGGTTGGCTGTCCAGCTGTGTGGATACGACACGCCGAATGCAAAATTCCCCAAGGGCACGAATCCGTACCGAGGCATCATCACGCCGGAGCAGATTCAGGCGGACCTCGATTACTACGGGCGGGACTCGTTGCAGTTCTCGATGATGAACCTCGGTCTGCTGCCTCGGGACGGTGGCACCAGGCGCGTGGTCACGATGTCGTTGTGCGAGCAGAACCAAGCGTTCGACGATGTCGCGTGGGACCGCGCTGACAAGATCATCCGCGTGATCGGCATCGACGCTGCGTACTCGGGCGTCGGCGGTGACCGATGCGTTATGACGGACCTCAAGTTCGGACCAGATGCGTCCGGTCGCACGGTGCTAGCATTTGCAGAACCGCCCATCGTGATTCCGGTCACGGCCGTCAAGGCGCAGCAGGCCGAAGAGCAGATTGCCGAGTACGTGTTGCTGTACTGCAAGCAGCGCAATATCAACCCGGAGCAGGTGGGTTTTGACTCCACTGGACGCGGCACGCTGATGTCTGCGTTCGCTCGCCTGTGGTCTCCGCAGGTGGTTCCGATTGAGTTCGGCGGCAAGCCACTGGATCGTCCGGTACGCCAGGGGGACGCGAAGACCGAGCGCGAGGCCTACGGCAAGATGGTGACTGCACTCTGGTATTCGTCTCGCCTACTCATCGAGTCCAAGCAGTTGCGGAAACTGCCGCGTGAAGTCGCCGAGGAAGGTGCGATGCGCGAGTGGGGTATCGCCCGTACTGGATTGATCGACGTGGAGCCGAAGCACAAGACCAAGGAACGCATGGGCCGATCGCCTGACTTGTGGGATTCGTTCGTGGTTGCGCTCGAAATGGCGCGCCGAAACGGTTTTGAGATTGCAGGCGGCCACGGTGTTGGTATTGTCAAGCGACAGACACCAAAGTGGCTGACGCGTATGTCTGACAAGCGCCGGTCAGTGGAGTCTCAACATTCGCTAACCTACTCCTAATCTTATGGCCTCATTCAACAAAGTCATCCTAGTCGGAAACCTGACCCGCGACGTAGAACTCAAGCACCTGCCGAAGGGAACCGCCGTCTGCAACCTGAGCATGGCAGTCAATCGCCGCTGGAAGACTGAGTCCGGTGAAGACAAGGAAGACGTCTACTATGCTGAGTGCAAGGCCTTCGGAAAGCAGGCTGAAACGATCGCCCAGTACGTCAAGAAGGGGCATCCGTTGTTGGTTGAGGGACGTCTGACTCGGGAAGAGTGGGACGACAAGAAGACCGGCGAGAAGCGGTCCACCACTCGGATCATGATTGAGACCTTCCAATTCCTGAAGGGTCGCGATGAAGGCGCTGCGCCGGCTCCGCGCCGTGAGTCTGCCCCAGCCGCTCCCAAGCCTGATCTGGACGATTCAGACGATCTCCCGTTTTAATGCTGCCGTATGAGCAACATGAATCTGACTTCGTTCCCCAACGGTGGATGGCAATATTACCAGCCCGAAACCAAGTGGAATAAACCCAACCCGATGAACGATGATTTCTACGAAACGGCCAGAATCATCGCGCAGCATCGGGCCGCCAACGGTCTGCCAGCTTCACTCGAGAAGGCCCAACTGGACCTAGAGAACTACACCAAGGCCCGCTTTCCGTCCACGTACTCAACACCAGGATCCAATGTACAACCAAGGGTTTCAGGCTGTCGCACGTGCGGCCGCTAAATTGCGCCAGACAGCTCAGGGAGCGCGCATCCTAGCCGAATGGCTGGGTGATGGTGGTGTGCCTGTCGATCGCCGGCAGGCGCAGGATCGCATTGATACCTGCAACCGCTGTATTCACAACAAACCCACGGATGCACGGTCGGTTACCAAGACCGTGGCCGAGGCTATTCTGGAGCAGGAACAGGCGCGCAATGACATGGCGATGTTTCTGCAAGGTGAGGGGCTTGCTGGCACTTGCGAAGTCTGCGGATGCTACCTGAAGCTGAAGGTCTGGGTCCCTCTTTCGTATCTTGGCAAGACCGAAATGCCCGATAATTGCTGGATTTCGCACGAACGGAAAGCAATCTGACACCGATATGAGCTTCAAGGAACCCAGCAGAGTCTGGAACGTCGTTAGCGCCATGCTCGAAGCGGAACAGCCGCGCTCCCGCAACCGAGCGCGCATCAACTCCTGCTTCAACGGCAACCCTCCATACACCCAGGAGGAAGCACGCGACAACCGCATCCAGACGAACGTCAACTTCCTGGAAGGCACCCGGATCATCCATGCCTCTCGCCAGCAGTTCACGAACGCGTTCCTGAAGCCTCAAAATTACTTCTCGGTTGGTCTCGACATCGGACCCCGCGACAAGCGCACCCAGTGGGGCAACATCATCACGAAGCAGCTGAACCGCGTGATGAAGCGGTCTCCGAAATACTCCACGGTCTTGGAGTCTCAGTTTGCGGCCACGGTGCTTCACGGCATCGGGCCAGTCACTTGGCTTCGTGATCGCGACTGGTGCCCATCGGCTCGCGGCACTGAGGACATCTTGGTCCCGACCAACACGTTGACCACGATGGAGAACCTGTCGCACTTCGCGATCTACACGTCCTTTACGGCTCAGGACCTGATCCGCATGACCCGTGGTGAGAACGTGGACCCCGGCTGGAATCTGAAACTGGTGAACCAGCTGCTGGCAGCGATGATCGAACGCGAGGCTACCAGCCTCCAGGTCAACGACTGGTCCGGCCAATACTTCCCTGAGAAGATTGAGGAGGA